ATCCCCGTCAACGTAAACGTAAGTCCGTTTCATTGTGTTGAACCCGGTCCCACTCCAAGGTTGGTCTCTGATACCGCTTCCATCTGCGCAATCTGCAAGCGAGTCTGCGCGTCAAGATCGGCCTTGTACTTCTCCATCTGCGCTTCGGCCTGTAGCCGCATCTGCTCAATCTGCATTTGCGTCTGGGCGCGAACCTGCTCCAACTGCATCTGAGCCTGCAACTTAGCCTGCTCCAGTTGCGCGTCCATTTGAGCCTTCTGCTGCTCCATGGACATCTCGGCCTGAGCCTTTTGCATCTGCATCTGCTGGTCAGCCTGCATCGCTTGGGCTTCAGGGTTCGGTTTCGGCTGGGCGGCAGACTGTTTCATCTGCTCCAACGCTTGATCCAGCGCACCTTCCAGCGGGCGAGCCTGTTTGAACGCCTGCACGCCAAACTTCAGCAGGTCAACCATGACCGGCACCATCTCGGGAGCGTTTTGACCGACCGGAAGCGCCTGCTGCAAGAACCCGCCGAACGCCTGAATAAACTCAAGGCGGTCGCGCTTGTTCTGCATCTCGTCAATCTGCACGAGACTGTCAGCGGCAACCTCAATGCGGAAGTTACGTAGCGGCTTGTTCTGCAACAACTGAATGGCCTGCGGGATCAATGCCTGATCCTGCTCGCTCATCTGCTGCGCGGCGGCGTATTCCAGAATGGTCTTGGGCTGGAACTTGAGGCACATGATCTGCGCCTTCAGCCGGATGAGTTCCGATGCAAAGAGGGCGACGTCCTCCTGCATGGAACGCAGTCTTAGTCCTGCAAACTGGCCTTTGATTTGCTGCGCTGTCGCTGTTTCTGACGCAGCAGACTGCCCACGGATGATGTCCGCGATGCCCGTGATTTCGTAGATTTGGCCTTTGATGTCGGCTCGGGCTTGGTAGCACTGGAGTAGGGCGGCAGCGAGAGTGTCCAGCGGTAAAAGGTCAATTGAGCCTTTAAGGCCACCTTTTTCGCTAAACGCCTGCCATTTGTCCACAGGGATGAGAGCATTGTTATCACCTTCGGTCATTAACCGCTGAAGCGCGGGCTGGGATGCGTCATACACACCCCGCACACGCAGGGCTTTCACAAGGCCATCAATGCGGTCGGAGAGGATGTCCAACTCCATCGCCTGATCTTGGTACAGCACGAAATCAGGAACCGGAACAAGGTTGTCCGAGGTCGTGGTGGCATACAACGGTTTCGGGCAGGGGAAAAACCCCTCAAGGCCGAGCGGGTCGTCGCGCACGTCAATGACCTGCGGCATACCCTTGCAGAACCAAAAGACCTTCAGCGTCTCTTTGTCCCACAACTCACATATCTTTGCGAGGTTCTGGGCACGCTTGCTGTCGCGGTAGGCGTTTAACTGATCCGGCCCCTGATCCATCGGGATACGACGGGCCATCTCTTCGCCAAAACGCTCTGCAAGCGCCTCACGGGTCATATAAACCCAGCGCCACACCTGCCCCACTTCTTCCCATGTGCGGGCCTGCGAGTGCCCAAAGTCCTTCCAATGGACGTAATCCACCGGGGCGCACTCGTAGTCAATTTCCTCTAGGTCGGGCGGCGCACCCTCACCGCGCTCAATGTCCTCGGTGACCTGTACGCCGTCGTCCTCTACGCCAATCGGGCGAACGTGCGGCTCATAACGCACCCATGCCACGCCGCGCCCGCCGAGGAAGCGATCTTCCACGCAGTAACGCATCGTGGCGCGAAAGTCAGGGTAATGCTCAATCTCAAAGTCCAACGCCCGCTCAATGAGCGAGGCAGCCACACGGCCTACTTGGTCGTTGTCACCAAAGCGGCGAGCAACATCAGCCTTCGGAAGTTTGGCGTAGACAGCGGGGATCAGCGTCTGGACGTTGCTCCAAAGGATATTGAATTTAGCCGTCTCGTTGCCCGACTGTCCCCGCGTATCGTCACGGTATCGCTTGATGAGTTTCTTGGTACGCGCTTGCCATTTGGCAAACTCGTTATCGTACTGCCCAATCAGGCGCAGGTATTTTTCAAGTTCTGAACTGACCTGTTCCATTAGCGTCCCGTCCTCAAGGCTTCGCGCTCATGCAACAGGGTTGCGGCAGCGTCCGAGGCTGCCCGAGTCGCATACTTGCCTAAATGTTTGCCAGTTCGGCGGTAGTGCCTCATTGCTTCTTCCTCGGCTTGTGCTGCCGTCGGGGCAAGGCGACCGTCCACTACTGTCGGAATCAAAACCTCTTTGCCATCTTCGGAGATGCCCATGCTACGCACGGTGCTGATGCCGCCCTCGCCGGGGATGCGGTTCGGCACCTGCGGCAAACGGTCAACGTCTATGTTACGGGGTTCCGATAAATACGGAACGCCCATCGCTTGCGACATCTCCATCTGCCGCAACAGCATTTCAGCCATCTTTCTGCGTTTGCTTGCCACTAGTCTTTGTTCCTTGCGCTAATGGCCTTGGCCTTTGCCTTGGCATCTTCTTTACTAGACGCGCCCCATGCGCGGAGGGCGAGCGCGAGGCGGGTCGGCTTACCGTCCTTTTCCATCGGCCCTGCCATGTTGCCCATGCGAGCGAGAAACGAAGCGCGGCGCGGGTTGTCGCCCGACTTAACGGGAGGCTTGAGCGTCCCGCCTGTCTCGGCCTTGTACGAAGCGCGACCCTTGGCGTTCAAACCGCCTTTCGCGTTCTGGCCTTCTTTACGCTGCCACGCTGCGCTCATTTGTTCTCCGGCTTGGCGGTCTTTGCAGACTCACGGAACGCCTTGGCGGTCGGCGCGCCCTTCTCGCCCGGTTTACGCATACGCTCGCCTGAGCCAGCCTTGATGCGCTCTTGTTTAGCGAGAATGTTGGCATATAGCCCTGCCTTTCTCATACGACATCCTCTGCGATGATGCTTAGACCTAACCGACTAAATGCGGTAAACGGCTCCTGCGCCGTCACATCGCTGTCGGCAAAGATGCGGTCAATCTGCGCCACGGTGGCCGGTATGCCGCCCTGCTGGCACATCTCGTACACGAACACAGGATTTCCCGGTGTCTCACCCACCATCACCCATGTATCGCCCTGCAATTCCCAGAACTGCTCGGGGCAAACATCGGCAAAGCCTTCAGGGATAAGACCTGTGCTAACGTAGTGCGTCGCTGGTGCTATGCCACTCGGTGACAGTCCTTGGACCCACATCCCCTCACCGCCCGGTGACAGAGCGGCAATCTGACGGGCCAGCGGCGCGTCAGCGGCGGTAACGATCAAAGTGCGGAAAGAGTCACTCACAGCGTGACCCCCATCTTTCCAGCCACATACTGTTCCATGCCGCCAATCTGCGCAGCATTAGACGCAGCGCCACGCAAAATAAATTGATAAATACGACCGTTGAAAGGCAGCGATGCGTTGTTGCGGCGGCCAATGTAAAGGGGGTAATTGCCGAAATTTCCTGTTCCAGCGTCCGTTCCAGACGCGTTTGTTTGAGTTACCACGCCGTTTACTCGCGGAATTACCTCGTTCACCAGCAATGCGCCGCCAATGTCAAACGAAACGTCAAAAACATTGGAAATTGGCGCGGTAAATGGAGACGGCGAATATGAGGCCACCGTAGAACCTTCCAAAAGCGCACGATACCGCGACACCGTTGTTGGCACGTCAATTGTAAATGACCCAGCCTGCGTAAGTGCTCTATTCCCAAGTTCTGCGATTGTTTGTACCGTTGCACTGTCCAACAATTTCGTTACACCGGTCCAAAGAGTCATCTGCTGCGTGCCGATGTCTTGGAAAGCGGTGGCGGTGGAGCCGAGTTCAAACTGTGCACCCCAAACGTAAACGCCAGATGTGCCATTTCCTGTAAATGTTCCAGTGTTATCCGCGTTAGTTACAAGCAAAATTCCGCTGGTGAAGTTGCCGCCCACTGCTGGCAACGCCGTTACGATACATCTGTACCAACCGTTACCCGCATTTTGAATTGCCGTTGAAACAACTGTACCGCCGTTGTTCGCAATTGTGCCGACCGCGCCTGTCGTGACATTAAAATACACAAACGGGTTTGCGCCGCTAGATGACAATTGAACTCTTATAAAGTCATAACCATTTGGCTTTACATATACCGAAAAAGTCGCTGTCGCATTTACGCCAGCCGCTGTTGCTGAACCTGTTACAAAATGCGCGGCTGATGCTGCTGTTGGAGTAAGCGTGTCAGCGGAAGTCGTGCCGTCTGGCGCGGTAGTTGTATTAGCCGCCACAGTCATTGCCGTCGCTGTCCAACTTGATGAGTCAAACAGGTTTGGTGCTGCAAACAAGTTCCGTCTCGCCTGCCCATCCGAGGTAACAACAGGGAAGTCAACGCTCTGCGTCAGCAGCGAGTCGTCCGTGCCGTCAAAGGCGAGGTACGGGTTAAACACCGCGCCGCCCATCGTGGAGACGGTGACGTAATCCGTTGCCGCTGCAATGCGCTGATATGCGCCGCCGGTGGAGGTGTTGTCGGCTGGGGTTAGTAGTTGTGCGCCCCACAACAAAACGCCCGAAGTACCGTCTCCCGTAAAGGTTGAAGAAGATGTCGGCACATAAATACGAATGCCAGTTGTCGTGTAATCAACCGTGCAACGATACCAACCGTCTCCCACGCTTACTGCGGAGCCAACCCCTGTTCCTCGGTTGGTTACGGCACCTGTTGATAGGTTGAACAAAGCGCCGTTGACGCCGCCCGTTCCGTCTAATACTTCAATGGTGTCGTATCCGGCTGCTTTGGCATATACCGAAAATACATAAGCCGCAGAAGTTACGACGGACAGTCTGCCAATTTGGTGCGTCCCTGAAACTGCTGTTGGGATGATCTTGTCTGCAGTCGTTGTGCCGTCTGGGGCCGTTCCGGCGTTTGCCGAAACAGTCATCAATGCAATGTTTGACCAATACGCATTATCAAACTGCTCCGAATACGTCAGCAGGTTGTACCGCGCACGCAGGGTGGGGCGGGAGGCAGCGGTAATTTGATACGCGTCATTGCCCGATACGGCTTTGACGTAAACGTTATCCACAGTTCCGGCAAATGTTGCGTCAGCCGAAAATTCAAAGGAATTGTTGCCTGATACGGCGGTCAAGAAATCAACGTAAGTGCCAGCGGCGCTACGGGCTGTGCCCGATACCGTTGACCCACCCGTAAACTGTGCCGTAACCGACCCTGCCGTGCGCGTAATCGTGTATACCACGCGATATGTGGTGCCCGCCACAAGCGTCACCGACTGCGACAATACTGCCGCCGAACCCGCAGTTTTGGTTGCTACGCCAGAACCGATAGACCAGCCTGTGCCTTTTGTCCAAACGGTATCTGTCGCAAAGTCGTTATTGGTGATTCGTTCGGAGCCGAGAGGCAGCCCAAGGCGACTGTCTAAAATTAAGCCGACTGCTTGCTCAACTGCCGTAACAGCCGTGGTGCCCTGCACATCTTGGTACATCGTCCCAAAGTTGGACGGGTCGTACCACGCGCCTTGTTCGCCGTTATTGAACAGCGAGGCGGGGTTATTTCCACGCGATGCGCCCCAAGTGGCGAGCATCTTAGTTAGCCCAGAATACCGTGGCGTTCAGCGTGCCGCCGACCGTGACGACGAGCGAGGTGTTAAAGCGCCCGGGGAGCGGGTAGAACGTGCCAGCGACCGGGCTGAAGGTGCCGACCATGGCTGATGCGCCATCCGACACCGCGAGCGTGCCGCCCGTCGTGGATGCAACGAAGATACCGAGCATACCGCCCGTTCCCGTATATACGGTCGTCGTGCTGGTGATGTTCTTGTAGTTCTGACTCTCTGTAACCGGATTCATATTCTCGCCCTCCGGGGCTGTCTGTCGTGTGCCGCCCACATATCGTTCAGCGACACTTGGTTTTGCGGGCCGACGATCAGCGCCTTGGGTTCAAGCGCGGCTGCAGTCGTCGGTTCCTGCCGCCATGCAATCGCTAACATTCGGAAGGCATCCGCAGGGTGGCTCGTCCAGTCGTGGCGAGGGGTCTGCCGAAATGCCTTCTTGTCCTCGTCGTATTCTCGCTGATATTGCCTCAAGGCTTCAATACCATCTTCACAGCGTTTGTCAAACCATACTCGTGGGAGCATCTGTCTGACGGCTTGGATGCCGTCCTGCACCGATAAGTCAGGGACGATGGCAAGTTTGCTCACACCGAGGAACTCGGCCATCTGCTCAATGATGCTCTTGCCGCCCGAGGCGAGCGTCTTAGCCCGAGCGTCATGCGGTAGCCAGTGCTTACCGTATTTGTACCCTCGGTCACGGATAATTCCGGCGAGGTCAGCGATGGATGCACCCGAGATGCTAAAGAAGTCCACAACGTGTATCTCACCGCCTACCACTTGGTAGAACCAGCACGCAGTGTCGTCCTTGTAGCCCAAGTCCCACGCGGTATGTACGGGTAGATGCTCGTCCACGGGGACAAAGCCGATGCGGCCCTGATCCTGCGCCTCTCGCAACTCTCGCCCGTAAAAAGCACCGAGGATCGCTGCTTCAAATGAGCACTCATACTCCTGTAGGTACTGATCCTCGGTCAACTGCGCTCTAGCGGCGGCTAACTCCGATTCCGGGAGTAGCCGGGACTGACTGGCCGGTAGGCGCAACAGGAACCAATCGCCGGGGTCTTTC